AGTTATTGAAAGCCCAACGACCTACTCAGCGGCGGGGAAGCTTGCTGGTTTTTATAAAGCGGATTCATGTTCAATTGTGTATGACAATTCGCGAGATGGTTGGATATGTGCCAGTAATTGCCTTATAAAACCGGAAACTACTTCAAAAAAAGGTAATATTGAAAGGGGGGGGGATGCAATGAACGGTAATTTGGGAGACACAGAAACATTATATCATTTACCATTGAAGGGAGAAATTAAACATGGTGATTCGTATGATTTTCAATGTGATACGATTAATTCCATGTATGCATTGCCTCCAGGTGCTTCGTCAGAGCCAAGAAAATGTGAATTTGGAAAACTAAATTCTGTACCAAAATCATCACAATTGCAGTGTGGGACGGCAAGAGAGGTACCGAAATGTCAGATTTTAACAAATGTTGATGATGTCAGATGTTTAACTAGAACATATTCTGACGCTGTTACTGGTAAACGGTATAGATACTGTCCGATTATTTGTAAAAATGATGATGGTGATACAAGCCAGGGTGCATGTCAAACTAATCAAGATTGCAACGGACATTTACATAAGCATGACCCGAGTGATACAACAAAACGCACACCACATAAACATCCAGTCGCTAGCATAAATGATGGATTAGGTTATACGCGTATTGAAGTTGATGATAATGATAATCCTTCGAACATAAATCTAGAAAGAAATAAAAGTCAGTTATATGGTGACCTAATGCATTCACAGACAATGGACCCTAATGGTGAGAGCGACGTTAACGTTAGTACATTAGAAAAAACTACAATTGGTGGGTTATTTGACCATGTCTTAAACAAGATGCCAGTTAAAAATTTAAAAAATTTCATTACTGGTCTACAGAGTTATTTTTCAGCGAGTCCATTAGAATTGAAAGACCAAACCAAATGGATGAATAATCAGGGTGGGTATGGATTGGATGGTTCGACAATTGAAGGGGGATTAAAGAATGCTCCGTTTTCAAGTGCAGGTGGACATCTTAAAATGTCACAATTGGCAGACCCAAGTAATTTCAAAAATAATAACCAGTTTATTTCAAGGGGTAGAGAGATTTTATATGAACGTAAACGTTCAATGGGAAAAGAAAATCGTTCATTGAATCCAGAAGGCATCCCAAAAAAATCGCTTGCTGAATTAGGTAAAGCAGACTTTAATATAATTAAGATAGCTAACGAATTAAACAATGAATATATCAGTAACGAAAGAAAACGAGCCCTAAGAAAGCAACTTATTGTTGAAAAAGACAAAAAGGTTAATTTAATTAATCGCATTGAATTAGCCGAAGAAAAGTATGATACTATTTTAGACGTTGATAAGATTGGACCGGATGGTAAAGCAGAGCAATCTTCATATATGGATATAAAGGACGGTGTTCGCAAGTTTTTATTTAAAGATGATGGTACACCGGCGATTGAGAAAACTGATGGAAAACGAGGCGGTATGTTAGGATTTAAACAAAATGATGACACTTATATACCTTTTATTGGTAAAACAACAAAATATTATCGCAATGCAGATGGTCAATATTTAGAAACTCCTTCGGCATCCAGTCAATCAATTTTTTAAGATGAGCACATCTCACAAATATCTGGTTCTGATGTGTTTGTGGTGTTTGTATCAGTTGTTGGTACAATTGTGAATTGTTGCGCTTGATGTTTTGCTTTGCGCCTTAAATAATACATACCAGTTTTCAACCCTTTTCGCCATCCGAAAAAATGCATCGCTGTAAGTGATTTATATGTTGGGTCTTCCATCCAGAGATTCATGCTCTGGCTTTGACAAATGTATTTTCCACGGTCGGCTGCCATTTCAATAACATCCTTCATTGAAATTTCCCAGACTATCTTATATTTTTCTCTAATATTTTTTGGAATACACTCACATTGTTGGACGCTGCCTTTATTTTCAATAATATTATTTTTCAGTTCTGGTGTCCACAGACCCATATTGGATAGTTCATCAATCAAATATTTATTTGCCATAACAAATTCACCAGCGGAAGTACGACGAGAATAAATATTACTTGTCAATGGTTCAAAACATTCATTATTGCCAAGTATTTGGCTTGTTGACGCAGTTGGCATAGGAGCGACCAATAAAGAATTTCTCATTCCATAATCAACGATTTTTATTTTAAGAATATCCCACTCATATCCACAATGACTGATGTGTTCTCCTTCCCACAAATCAAATTGAAGTTGACCTTTGCTTGCAGGACTTCCGATGAAAGAACTGTATGCGCCTATATTGTTGTCCTCTAGATTTTTGAATTCAGCCTGTGTGATAAAATCTTCGCCCATAATTTTAAATATGTCTTTCTTAATTCGCCATTGTGATGATGGAGTGCCAATCGTTTGAATATAACTCTCACCAAATACGGTATGCCATTCTTTTCGCAAGGCATTATTAAATTTATTAAAATCGACATCAAATTCTGTACAATGTGGGTCTTCATTTCTGAAATGAAGAAGTTTTGCATTATATGCCTCTTTAAATAATCTAATAATTGGATTATTTTGACGCTCCGTAGCAATTCTATTGGATTCTAATACCGCACTATAATAAATTGTCTCAAAAATTTTCAAATTAATTTCTTTCGCTTCCTGACTTGCGAATGGAATATTCATCAATATAAATACATCAGCCAACCCCTGCACACCAATACCAATTGGGCGATGCAATAAATTACTGCGTTTAGTTTTGTCAGTAGGATAGTAGTTAATATCAATGATTTTATTTAGATTATATGTTATTGTTTTAACAACGTTTAACAGTTTTTCATAATCAAACACACCATTATTCACAAATTGTGTAAGCCCTACACTTGCCAAATTGCATACTGCGGTTTCTTCTCCATCGCTATATTCAATTATTTCCGTACATAGATTACTACTTTTAATCGTACCTAGATTTTTCTGATTTGATTTTTGATTGGCAGCGTCTTTATATAGTAGATACGGAGTACCTGTCTCCATTTGGCTATCTAGAATTCGAAACCATAATTCCCTGGCTTTAACAATTTTAGAATTAAATAATTCGCCATTGTGATGTTTTCTTTCATAATCTTCATAATCTCTTTCAAAATCTTCACCGCATTTTTCATACAGGTCTGTGCATTCATTTGGGCAACATAACAACCAATTTCCATCTTCATTAATACGTTTCATAAATAGGTCGGGAATCCACAATCCATAAAATAAATCACGACATCGCTGTTCTTCGTCGCCATGATTTTTCTTGAGGTCCAAGAAAGACTCAATATCAAGATGCCATGGTTCTAAGTAAATTGCGAAACTCCCATTTCTTCTGCCCCCTCCTTGGTCTACATAACGTGCAGTATTATTAAATACTTTCAGCATAGGAACAATACCATTACTGACACCATTTGTTCCTTTAATATGTGTACCAACTCCGCGAATATTATGGATATGAAGACCAATACCACCCGCACATTTTGATATAAGTGCTGTATCTTTAAGAGTATTATAAATCCCGTCGATACTATCAGATTCCATGCCTAGAAGATAGCACGAACTCAGTTGCGCAAGTCGCGTTCCCGCATTAAATAGTGTTGGTGTTGCATGAGTAAAATATTTTTGAGACATAAGGTCATATGTTTCTTTTACGCGTTCAAGATTTTCTCCATGAATGCCAATTGAAACGCGCATCCACATGTGCTGTGGTCGTTCAATAATCTTACTATTTATCCTCATAAGATATGATTTTTCTAGCGTTTTAAACCCAAAATAATCAATTAGAAAATCTCGTTCATAATCTATCATTGCATTAATTTCCTGTCCATGTTGCCTAGTGACAGTCCATAATTTACTTGAAACTAATGAATGTTTTGCACCACGAACATCTTTAAACGCGTGAAGCTTATTAATAACTTCTGTAAATGTATTTGGCGTATTTTTATGATGATTTGAGACTACTATTTGAGCAGCCATTTTTCCGTAATCTGGATGAGTTGTAGAAAGCATAGTACATTGTTCGGCAGTAAGTTCATCGATTTTTGTCGTTTGAATCTTATCATGAAGTTGGTCAATTACTTTCATAACAAGAGATGAATAATTAATATTCAATTTACTTTTCTTGCCGATTTTCTTGCCGATATTCTTGACCCGTTTTAAAATTTTATCGAAAGAAATAACTTCTTCTTTGTTATTACGTTTGGTAACATACATTTCATTGTCATCCATATAGTATACTATATGGTGGTATAATTTTTAAATCAGTTTATTGTAATTGATTATATATATATATATATATATGACACAAATCACATTTAGAGATTGTGCAGTTCCATTAAGCATATTGTTTATGTGCGTCTCTATAAATGTAGCACTCCTAGAAAATTTTCAAACAAATGTTCCTATGAATGCTTATATGAGTGCAGATAAAGATGAAACTCAGGGCTATACGAAAATGAAAAAGGGATTTGGTGGTAATTGGGACAGAAGTAATGATGCTAAAAAATATGAAAAAAAAAAACCATTAAGTGACCTCAAAGTTGTTGGTTTATTTGATAACTCAAATGATAATCAAGATGATAATACAGACCTTACAGACTGGGCGTCATTCGACCCATTAATTGGATTAAATAGTAAGATTTCGGTTGATGCTGGAAGTTCTTTTGCACAAATAACTAATCACCTAACTTAACAATTTTTCCAATTTTTTTTGAATTCTTATATAAATAAGATGGAATACATCTTCGTTTTAAGTTACATCTAAGACAACATACTTCACAGTTACCATTAGTATGTCCAATGTCATTGTTTATTCTCTCTAATGTCCATTGATTTTCCTGTTTAACATTACTATATAATATATTAACATTACAATTGCAATAGTAACACTGCATATGTGATGTGATTAACTTCTCAATTACATCATCATATGATATAATATTATCGATGGAACGTTTCTTCTCTCTATCTTGATGTTTATAACCATTTAGTTTATTTTTAATCTCAGATATATATGTTTGCATCTCATCAAAAGCAATAGTTTGATATAATTTTAATAGGCAGTTATATTGTACTGTATGGGATGTCACAATAATTCTCTTTACGCGCATGCGGACAGGTTGTTCTATTATATATAAATCATTTTTTTTGATACATGGGTCGGTTGTAGTAGGATGTTTTATTAAACAATTTATATGTTTATCCATTATATATATAAGGATAATGTATTAAGTTTATATTTACATATAAATATAATGACGACCGTCAACATTGATACGATTGATGACCTGGGAAAATTTCTTGATACCCCTCAAAAAAAACATGCGTGGATTAAACTTGATAAAAATTCAAAGAAAAATGCTGTTGTAAAATTCGTTGATGATTATATTCAACCACAAAATAATTTATCAGATGAAGATTCGTTAAAATGCAAGAGTATATTAATCGATTTGATTAATAAAAAAAAGTTATCAAAGGCAAAAGATATTACATTTAATATTGAAAACCAATGTGTTGAAAAGATTCCGTGTCTTACATATGAAAATGGCGAATTTATTATTGCCGTAGAAAAACGCCCATGTACTTCGAAATCTTTGCCAAATATGAAACAGTTTGTTAGAACTGCAAGTAAGAAACCAATTTGTGGAGGGAAACAAAAACTATCATTTAATAATGATGCTATGCCCGATGCTATGCCCGATGCTATGCCCGATGCTATGCCCGATGCTGTGCCCGATGCTATGCCCGATGCTATGCCCGATGCCATCGACATTAGTAATAATGTTTAAATTGATATAATATTATACATTGTATTATTATATCAACATGTTAAACGACCATTATTTCTCACAACTTGTTCATGATATTTGTATTGTTCTGGAACATTACATTCGTGATAATGCCAAAAAATTCATGGAACCAAATATTCATATTCAATTAATTAATTACGCAACTGATGTGTTTTCATCGGTTCAGAATGGCATGGATATTGATATTGATTTATTTACCGAATACGTAGCTTATGTAATAACCGAAATTATTTATCCTTTATTGATTCCAGCTCGTCATTATAGTGTATTTAATATTCGGTTCCCAACTAATTTTAATGATGTACATGAAAAAATCACAGCACTCATAAATGTCGTACAGCCTGCACAACGTTCCCCAGAATGGTATATTCAACGTAGTAATCTGATTACTGCGAGTAATGCATACAAAGCTATTACATCAATCGCAAATGAAAACGCACTCATTCTTGAAAAAATTAAAGCCTATAAGGCATTACAAACACCGCCTGTTGCGTCACAAACATCGGATGTTGTACCACAATCTATTGGTTATTCTGGAAACGAGACGCCATTTCGATATGGTATACGCAACGAGCCTATATCAGTGATGTATTTTGAACATTGTTATAATACAAAAGTTGGTGAATTTGGCTGTATGATTCATAAAAAGTATCCTTTCATGGGAGCATCACCGGATGGTATCATAATCGATAATAAAAGTAATCTTTACGGCACTATGTTAGAAATCAAAAATCCTATAACACGTGAAATTACTGGTACTCCTAAGCTGGACTATTGGGTTCAGATGCAGTTGCAAATGGAAGTGTGTGACCTTGATAATTGTCTATTTTTAGAAACACATATTTCATATTATGATACATATCAAGAATATATGGACGATGGAACATTTCAATTCAGCAAAGATGGTCATTATAAAGGCGTTATAAATGAATATAAAGGCGAATTTGCACCTCATTATGAATATTTGCCTTTTAACGCAACTCAAGAAGAATACGATAATTTTAAGCCGAATGTAAATTTAGACTGGGTCCGCAATTGGTATTGGAAGATTGACAAAGTAAGTTGTGTTCTTGTGAAACGTAATTGCGAGTGGTTTCACTCGGTTATTCCCCAGTTTTGCAAAATATGGGATATTATTGTAAAAGAGAGAGAAACTGACGATTATTCACATCGTCTTCCCAAACAGCGAATTCCTAAACAAATGCCACACGATATTATCACCACCTCCCCAATTATAACACAAATTTAAAAAGTCCAACAACTTGTCCCGGCTACTTTATTCATATATTTCTATTATTGATTTGATTTATATAATTATCATTGTAATAAATATAATGGATGCTTTGTTAATGTCTACCTATTTTTCTATTT